TTAAAAGCATCCTTCGGGGTGCTTTTTTGATTTATATAATTTCTATTGTATGGACTTCGTTATTATGTAACAATAATCTGTTTACTAAATCAATTTCAGCTTTTGTGCTTTCAAATATTGAATTATGCCCTTTTTTATAGCCTATAAGAATACATCCTAATGAATGGTCTGCTGTATTACCTCTGTGCAATAAAACACCGTCAAATCCTTTTATTTCAAGAATACGAGGTAACATCCTTTTAAACTTTGGCGATTGATTAACTGTTAATTTATAGAAGCCTGAAGGAATTGCAGTAAGCCCGAAAATCTTTTTTGCCTGAATAAATAAAAGAGAATCACTTTGTTTTAATCCTCTGTCTTTATCTTCTAAGGTATAACAAAAGAAAACATCATTAATAAATAATGAGCCAATTGTACAAACATCATTTTTAGTTTCCCTAACTACTTTTAGCTTCATAATTTATTTCTTTTGGTAAGATAGCTTCACTCATTCTTTGTTGCTCTTGTCTTTCAAATTTTTCTGATTCTAAACACTTATAAAGTTTAGATTCTAACGATGCAACTCTCATGTTAGTGTGAAATAACCATGCTACTAAAACAGCTGTAGCACCGTATTTTTTTATAAGTTCTAATGCTTCTTTCATAATTTATTATGGAATTGGTGGTGTTGGCTTAGGTTCGTAAATAATTAATGGCAAATCTTTAACCCAAATAAACTCTTCATTCGTACAATTAGCCATTTCCTCAACTGATATAACCCAATTATCGTTAATGTCTTGTATTGGATTAAAATAGCAGTCGGGCGCATACCATTGCAGGATTAAACTATCCTTTTGTTCTGTTGTTAATAAGCCTACATATATGCTGTATTGCTCTTTTGTTATATCTTTTAATTGTATCATACTTGTCTTCCTAAAGTTGTGTTAAAAGTTTGTACTGCATTGTATAGTGCTAAGGCTTCAGCATCTGTTAAGCCATCACCTATTGATGCAAAGGCACATTGTCTATTTGAAAAACTTACCGCAGTTCCTTGATTTATAGCACCTAAATAAAGATTTAAATTTTGCAAAGAACCGCTGGAACCTGTATTAGTAGCACCTACTTGAGCAGAATTTTTAAATAATTTATGAATAGCACTTGTTGTTCTTGATGTAATATAAAGACCTTCTGAGTTTGCGTTAGCAATTGTAATTCTTCCAGTTGTTGAATTATATTGGTCACTAATACAACCTACCGATGTGAATCTAAGTGCTAGTAATAATTGACCTCCAGAACCATTTGAATTACCTAATTCAATTCCAAGATTTTCACTATTTGTTCTTGAATAATAAGAGGCGTGAGTATTGTTTAAAGTGCTTTGAGTTGATGTATTAAAAAAAGTATTAGCATAACCATTAACACCTCCTGGCTGATACCCATTTGCGCTAAACGTACCACCACCGCTGAATACTAATCTATAAGCGGCATTGGAGTCAACGGGGTTTTTTAAATTCCACTTGCAAGTAGTAGCAGTTCCACCTACCATTGGGTAAGCAGCTTTAATTTTTGTCCAAATGTTAGCACTCTTTAAATCTAATACAAGTTGATTAACTGCGCTTTGTTGAGTAGCATTAGTTATTCCTGCTGCTGTAATAAAAGCTTGTGCGTCGGGGTCAGTTGATGCGCCACCGCTAATTTTTTTAATATTTCTAAATATTGTATTTGCTATGCCTATCATATATTCTTTTCTGAATACGCAATAATACTTCCACTTGTTAATGTTAATGCTGTAATGTACTCAAAGTATGGCAAATAATAAGTATCACCAGCTTTCAAAGTTTTTCCACTTATTCCAAGTATGGTAACATAATTTTTACCACCACCAGTTGCAACACTTACAACAGTATCTTCACGTACATAAAAAGCGCAAATTTGTTCACCTGTTCTTGCAGCTGTATCTGCTATTAGTTCCGAACCCCCCGAAACTCCTGCTCTATTTGAAAATGTAATCATTTTATTTAATTTATTTTTTGTTTATAACCGTATCTAATTATTGCTTGAGGATTACTTAAATCATAAGCATAAAACTCTATTGTTTCAATTTTATTATCTATGTAATAGTAAATATTATATTTTCCGTTTTCTTGTTTAATTTCGTATGTAAACATTATACTATAAATAAAGTTGCATTAATTTGTATTTGTGCTGGATTTGTAACCCATGTAGGTGTTAGCCATTTAATATCAACTGCACATCCTTCAGGCAAATCAATATTTAATCCTGTAAACATAGTTGAATTATAAGTACTATTAAATTTGTAAGTGTTGGTTATTTGAGTTGTTGTACTTACTGAACCTAAATAACCTGTATTTCTAACTTGAACCGATAATGTGCTATTTTCTGCTGTGCCTAATGTTGAATTAACCACATGAAAAAAAGAAATTGATTTTAGTGTCCCCGCTTTTGGTATTATTACCGCATGGTCAGGGGTGTAAATAGAATTTCTGCCTGAACCAAAATAATAAGTAGTTGCATCTGCTGGACTTATTAAAAGATTAGCTCCTGCTGTAAATAATAAAGTATAACCTATTTGTTTATTTTTCCAAAGTTGTGTTGAACTTTCATAAATTAAAGCATCATTATTTGCTAAAGTTCCCTGATTAATATATACGTTATGAAGTTCATCAAGCTCCCACCCGTTCATTATCTTAACGTATATCTTACCATTGTTTTGATGAGCATACTCAATATAACCAATAACTACAATATGACCTGTGCTTCCGTTTGGTTTTATATTAGTTAATGAACCAGCAGTTGTTGGACTTAAATAAATTACATCGCCATCTGCCCATGTTTCACCTTGTAAAGAACCAGTTGTATTTATGTTTTCAATCAGACCAACTGTAATAACAAAACCTTCTTGATTATTATTTATATTTTCTGCTACAATTCCAATAGTATCTGCACTGTTATTATCATTATTAGCCTGTGCAAAATTAACTGCTAATCTTTGCCCCTGTGCGCTTTGTACTTTTACAGCTTGATAATTAGCTCTTAAAAGATTTTGTGATGTTTTATTTACTACTCTTGCGTATAAATCCTGTGCTAATTTAGCATTGATATTTCCACCTTTTAAACCTATTTCACCAGTTCCTAATGTATCATTCCATACTACCTTACCAACTGCATTTGTATTTGTTGCTGTTGTATCTAATTGAAAATAATCACTTGTAATTCCTGCAGTATTAATAGCGTTTGTAGTTGATGCTCCTAAATCAGTAACACTTTGTAAATCCTGACTACCTGCACCACCAGTTCCAACGTAAGATAAAGCACTCCATAAATTAGTACCATTTCCTATTTTAAGCTTATAGGTTGCATTTGCTGTATCTTCAATGCCTAACTGTCCTTTTAATAAAATAGTTGTTGTATCAGCATTCCATTCTGCAGTTGTTTTAGTTAAATGCTGAATACTCCAATCTACTAAACCATTATTAACGTTACCTGTTTGAGTTCCTAAATCTTTAATTCCAAAGATATTTAAAACCACATCAGAAAATGATTTTAACTTCAATACTCCGTTTAATATTTTAAGTTTATAAGGTGTCATGAAGTTCTAATTGTAACGTGATTTTCAAAAATAATTTTATCAGTAATTACTGAATAAATAATGTTATTTGTATCTTTTACTTTTACATCATATAAAAAAGAACCAACTAAACTAACATTTGCCGAAGTCATATTAAATTCTGTAATGCCTTCTAAAGCTGTCACATGTAAGCTTGTACTCAAACTAATTATAGCTTGAGCATCTGTGTCTTCATATCTTTTTTTAACAGTAAAAAAGCAAGTACACCCTGTTAAATTAAATGCAGTGCCATCTTCAGAAAATATCTGAATTTTTACTGGATATGTATCACCAACAATCCTTCGGATAACCACAGAACCCCCTTCCTTTTTTAATTATTTTTCTTTGCCCTAATTGTCTAATGTTTTGTTCTTGCATCAATTCTCTTTTATCGTAAGTGTCATAAAAGTTATATTGCACACCATCGTAAGTATAATTGTCATTAAACAATTTATCTTTTAATTTATTTAAATAAGCATTTTTTTTGCTTTGAACATCACCCATTAATTCAGCGCGTCTTTTATCACTTACCTCTGTGCTTGTATCTTCATTGTTTTGTCTTATTCCATACTGACTAACATTTGCACCATGCCATAATAAAAAACGATAATAAGAACCTAAAACCAAAAATGGCTTTATGTATTCATTAAATAAAGCTGTTAATTGTGGCTTAGTAGATAAATTATCCATTAAGTCAGTATAAAAAGGTTCACTAACCCATGATTCAAATTCTACTTCCTGTGTATCTCGAATATGAATATCTAAGTCAGAATCTTTTATATTCTTACTTATTCTGCAATAAGCATCAAAGTCGCTTTTAATTATTAGTGGTTTGTATGCCATTGTTTGTATTTAAAGGTTCATAACCAGCTATTTCTCTACGTTCATCAATAGTTAAATCTTTTAAAATTTCTCTATCAATAAATTTAATCGGTTTTAATTGTGTCATAGTAAATTCTAATTGTGGGTAACACTGTTGTAATGCATCACTTATTAGATTTTGTAAAACCTTTACGCGATTATTAAAAAGTTCAATATTATCAGCAATTATATTAGTTGAAAAACCAACGTTACCACCTAAACCAATTAAAAATGGTGGTACACCAAAAGCCCTTGCAACTTTTTCAGCAACTCTTTTTGTACTGTTTTCAATTGCATTTAAAATTCCTTCATTACTCAATGGCTGGTAAACAGCAAGTTCCTCTTTTGTTTTAGCTTGTAATATTAAAAGTTTTTGTCTTCCACTTGCTCCTGTTTCATCTTTTACATTTCCTGTAAATTGTTCTAAAGTAGCATCTAAATAATCTTGTTGTGTCATTCCATTTTCATCTTCCTGTGTATTATCATAGTTTCCTACTATGTTTAAAATTCCACTTGGCAAAAATGAATTGGTAACTGATTCAAGTTCATATTTACTATTCTCACTATCTGTATTTATATCTTCTATTGCACTATAAAAAGTTGGAATAGGATAATAATTTTTCATTGGTTTTTTCCTAAAATAATAAAGGATTTCACCAGTATTTTCTCCCCATTCCATTACATGTTCACGTAATTCATCGGGGCTTATTTCAGCTCCATAAAATGCCGGAAATTCTTTGTCTTTTTCCTTTTTATATTTTGGAGTTCCAAAAGTATTATTAACAATAAAAGTACCTCTGTCTGTTTTTCTTATTTGCTCAAAAGGTACAATTTTTAATTCACTTACTTTTCCATTTAATCCACGCATAACATAAAGTGATACTGCTTGAAAAGGTGCAACGTAACTTGTTATTTCAGCAATTAATTCATTAAATGTTTGCTTTTCATTTATATTAAAATTTCCTAATTGCTCATTAACTAAGCCATCTGCGTAAATATATTGACTAAGTACATCAATACAAGCTGTTGCAGTTCCGCTTTCATCTAATTGAGCTATTAACTTTTGTGGAAAAGCATTGTCTGCACCGTATTTTATTAAATCGGTGTTATTATCCTTATAGATTTTAACAACACGATTTTTATACGTTAAAGTGCGTGGTTTAAACATGATTTCAAATTTAAGTTTTAATATATTTCTTTAAAGATAGTTAATATAAATCTTTATAATCAACCCACTTGTTTAATATAGTACTTTGATTAGGTGGATGTAAAACAAGTTTTTCTTTTGTTTTAAACCATTTTAATGATGGCATTAAACTTGCAATATAAGTATCAATTTGTTTTTCCTCTTTTATAATTGTTTCTAAAATTATTGGAATAGCTTTTTTATTTACAATGTAACCATAACCACCCCAACTTGCAAAGCATTTATTTAACATTATTGAATAATTAACTGTGCTTCCATTTGGTGAATAACCACCTAAGTGAATACCATCCCAGTCTTCAGGCAATTCTTTTAAACAATCATTTAATTTATTAATAAAATCTTCTGTAAAATCAACGTCATCTTCTAAAATAAAAACACTCTCCAAATTTTCATTCAAAGAGTGCTGAAGTATTGCCATGTGACTGCGAAGGGTTGCTATTTCAGTCGGCAATAAAAATCCATTATGTTTTATATTTTCACTTTCGGTTGCCTTCCACGTTTGCGCTTTAATTCCTGCTCTTTTGGAATTTCTGTTAAATTGTTTTCTTCTATCTGAAGAGGATTGTAAGTTAATGCAATAACATTTTCCGATATTTGCTCGAAAGTTTTTTTTTCTTCCTGTAATTGTGCATCATATAAAGGATTCAATTCTATTAAATGACTTTGCCCAGCAATAAACATTAAGTTAGCAAAATAATCATTAAAGTTTAAATGATTTACTAAAACATCATTTCCTGATTTATCCTTAGTGATAATATCACAATGAATAAAATCTTGCTTAATTCTAAATTTTAAATTCATATTCTTTTTAAAATAGTTAAACCATTATTATTTGTATATTGTCTGTAAATATACCATTCTTTATTTTCATTTAAAAACTCTTCAATTGCTGGAATTAAACCTTGTTTTTCTTCTTGCTTATAGTTTTGCATAATTTCAGGAGTTTGCCAATCAGTCGGTTCATCAATTTTCCCGTAAGTAGTTGTATCATGTAATACAATATATTTTTTCGCCTTTTTCCCATGTTTAAACAATTCTTTTTTTAATTGAGTGTAAATATGTAATGTATCAATAAAAAGTAATTCTGTTGGCTCTATTTCAATTTTAAGCGTATCAGCTTGAATAAATTTCCAATTAGTATAAACTTTTAAAGCCTCATCAATATTAGGATGAACATGTAAATCAATTCCAACTAAAACACTTGGATTTCTATACATAAAAGCCCATGTACTTACAACAGAACGAACACCCATTTCTGTAATATGTGAACATTCTTTTGCTAAATCATAAAGTACTTCTAAATGTTCATTTATATCACTTGGAGTTCTACAAGCTTGTTGGAAATTGTCTCTAATTAATAATTGATTCATATTGCTTTTTTATTTCATTTACTTGTTCTAAAGATAAATATTTTTCTATTGCATGATAACCTAAAGTTCCTAAATTAAATTGAGTTTCACAGCTAAATTTATTTGCTACATGAACTGGTGCTAAATTTAATTTTAAAACATTACATCCCCACGCAAAGTAAACATCCTCATTAATATCATTTTCAGGATTGCAAACTTCTAAAACTTTTAACATTGCTGATTTGTGTCTAAAACTTAAACCACCATTACCAACAAAAGGATAAAAATCCCATGCAGCACCAACATAATCATATTCATAAAAATCTTCAATTCCTTCTCTTAATAGTCTGCTATCTTCTTGAAAAATTAATATATTTTCTTCTTTAATTTTATTCCAAAAGTTTTTTGATTTTAAAAGCTTATTATATCCTCTAATATCATTTATTTCTACTACGTGAAATTCACAGTTAAGCATTTCTTGTAAATGCCTATTACCTTCAGAACTAAATACGTAAAGCTTTGTGTACTTAGGTAAATAAAATAAATGTTCTGTAATTACTTGATATAAACTTAATCTTCTTGTATCTACTATAACAGCTGCTAATTCATGCATAATTCAATTGTATAAAATTTACATTTCCAAACTTCAAAAATCCCATCATAAAAATGATAAACTATCATATTAATAATTTATTAAAGTTTGGATGTGAGTGCATAAAGTTAGGCAAATTATTTTTATTATATTTTACAGCGTTCCAAAGATTAATTGAAACTGGATGTAAATCACCAAAATTGTTTTCAGGTGTCCATTTATAAAATATCTTTTCTAAATAATCAGCTTTAATTTCACTTGCGTGTCCAAAGCATGAATATTTATATTCCATAATTGCTTTACTTTGAGCTGTGCTAAAATGATAAATTGTTAAAGGGCAATTTATATTCTGTAAATTATTATGATTATTTAAATTTTCTATTCTTATTGGTCTAAATCCATCTAAACAAATATAATTAAAAGACCTCCAAAAATTAAGATAACCTTTTATTCCATAATACCTTTCAGGATTTGTATAAGCGTATTTTAAAGCTATTTCTATTTCAGTTGGCTCAAATACCTCATCGGCATCAATTGTTAGTATTAAATCAAATCCCTGTGAGTATTTATATCTTACTTCTCTATGCTGCCATTCAGCCCCATAAAATGAAGCCTCATCCCATATTAATTTATTTCCTAAAGTTTCTTCACAAACTTTTCTAATATCTTCAGCTTTATCTGGGCAATCTAAAATAGTTTTATAACCATGTGAAGGTTTATGAACATAACTTATTACCATTCCATCTACATGGTCTCTAATTGATAATAAACTTTCTTTTAAATATTCTAAACCATAATGAATGGTCATAAATCCTAAAACTTTCATTGTGATAATTTTATTATATTTTCTACTTGATTTTTAAATGTATTTCTATTTAAAACTAATTGTTGTCCATTGTAAGCAATTTGTTTTCTTTCATCTTCATTTTGCAAATAGTAATCAATCTTGTTGTTTAAATCTTCTATTGAATCAAAATAAACTAAATGCTTATAATTTTCATAATCCTCTTCCATTTCAGGATGCTTATAAGATAAACAAAAAGCACCACTTCCTAATATTCTTAAAAGCCTATCTGAATTATAACGAGCTACATTATAATGGCTACAATTAATTGCAATTTTACATCCTCTATACCATTTAGCTTCTTCATATTGTGAGTGATTAACATTACCATTTCCTTTTAACCAACCACTACCAAATAAACCAAAAGAACTTAATTTGTTTTTTAAGTTTTCTGCTATTTCAATTCTAAATTGACTAAATGGAAAATAACCAGCGCCATAATTATTAGCCATAAACAATACCTCATAATCAGTATAAGCATCGCCAAAATTATTGTAAATGTTTTCATCATAACCAATTTCCAAGTATTTACTGTCATATCCTAATTTATTTAATTCCCTTACATCTTCCATGTTACTAAAAGCTGTTAAACTAACAAAAGGTGCAGCATCAATCATCCATTGTGGTACACTATTTCTTTTGTCTCCAGTCCAATTAATAACAAAAGCGCCATTACTTTTTAAATAATCAAATGTTTGATTTGCTACTATATTTTCAGCTTGTATTTGAAAAAATACAATATCAGGTTTACATTCATTAAACTTTTGTAAAATCTTTACATTTATATGCTGTTCACCTGTACTTAATTCAAAATAATTTTCACTTCCTAAAACATTTTTAAATGCTTTTTGAAATCCGTTTTCTATTTCAGAAACACAAAGTCCTATGTGTAATAATTTCATTAGTGATGAGGAAATATAAAATGGTAAGGTTCACTTATTCTATCTATTGATTTATATGTTCTATGATTAGATAAATGTAAATGAATTGAATGTATTGTTTTTGAAGGATTAAGTACATTATAGCCAGCTTGTTTTAACTCCCAAGCAATTCTATTATCACATCCAGCAGTTCCTAAATTATAATTTCCATCTTGTATTTTTTTTACTGCTCCATTAAATACCCAAGCATCCTGACTATCTTTTCTATCAAATAAAACAGCAAGTCCATTTTCTTGGTAATCCCAGCGACTTAAAGCATAACAGTCATCTTCTCTCATAAAACGAGAAAATAAAATTGTTTCATTAAAATAAATATCACTATTTGCTATTACATTAATACAATCCGCGTAATCGTTCGTAAGTTCAAATATCTTTTTATATGTTAATCGTTCTGTTAAGCTAAAAACCTTATTAAAATGCTTTAAAGAGTGATTTAATTTAGAACATGCATCAATTTCCTTTTGTCTATCAGGATTATCTTGTTGGTAGTATTGAACAAATAAATTAAGTGGCTTAAATTCATATTCACCATTTACCGCTTTTCTAAAATAGTTTTGAGCTTCCAATTTTATGTTGTTTTCTTTAATCCAATTTGTCAAAAGCATAACACCCTCTGTTACGCATGATGAACAATTTATATTCACTGCATGATTGCATAAATTTTTACATAATTCAAATAATTCATTTAATCTTTGTTTTGGATTATCTAAAACTGATTTAACTTTATTTATTAATTCACTATTCATCTAATAAATCTAATTCTTTTAATTTATTTTTGCTCCAACTTAAACCTGATTTTCCACCCCATAATAAATATGAAATAGTGCCACAGGCCTTTGTATCATTTTCATTATAATAAACTTCTGCCCTACTTAAATATGAGTACATTCTTTGTATCGTATCAATACTTATTTTTTCTTTATTTGCTAATTGTTGCGCCCTTACCTTACCAACCTGTGTTGCACATTTATTATTTACAGCTTCATTTAATTCAATCCCTCTTTTAGCATTATTTGAAACGCTATCAGGATAATCGTTATAAGATTCTTGTGCGTAATATTCCTCTTTTAATTTAGCCTTTGTTAAGCAAACAGCATATCTTTGTTCATTATCAGGAAATTCTTTATTCATTTCTGAATCACTCATACAACGAGTTAAAAAATCTTCTCTACTTTCATTAGGTCTTTTATCTGGCATTACTATAAATTATACCAACAAATATAAATAAAAAAGCCCCACTGAAGTGAGGCTCTTAATAATTAATTTTATTAATTAGGTTAAAGCATCTAAGTAAGCTTGGTTTGTTGCTAAACTTGCAGCTGCATTTACTCTAAAAATATTTGGTGCAGTTGTTTGTTCTCCGCTTAATGTAATCATGTAAGCTGTTGAATCATTTAACAATATCCCTGAACCACCTTCACCTGCTGTTGCGTTTAATCCTTTATCTAAACCTAAAACATAGATTTTAGAATCATTGCCTTCCATGAAAACAACAACATCATCAGCATTTGCTAATTGATTAAGTGTTTCAAGTTCTGAAGGTGTTGAATAATACAATGCCATCATAGCTTGATGGTTAAATGTATTAATGTTTTCACCTGCTGTTAAAGGAAATGCAAAAGAATTTTTATCACGCTTTCCTGTGAATGTATATAATTTAGAAGGTAAAGAACCTACAGTACCCATTGAAACAGTATTTACATAACCGTTTGAATCTTTAGTGTAAGTAATATTTCCTTTTAAGCCTATCCAAACACGTTTATTAACACCACCTACTTTATTAAGTGCGTCACATGCTGGGTTTATTCCGCTTATTAAGTCATTACAATTTGTTGCCATTTTTTTATTTAATTAAATTGTTAAGGGAGTGTTTCCACTCCCATTAAATTAGAATCCTGCGAAAACGTTTAATTCACCGAATGCATAGTTATAACCAGCTTTGTAACGTAAACGTGTGTAGTTTTTGTCATCTGTTTGGTCGTACCACATTTGTACTTGTGAAGTTGAAGTCAAAGTATCAGTCGCTAAATAGTGATTATCAGCTTTTGTTAAGATAGCACGATAAGGTGTTGCTGCTGCTGCTGGTGAACCAGTTGCAAAGTCAGTTGCAATATATTTATCTAAAACTCCTAAAGATACCATTGGAATACCTCTGTAAGTAATACCAGTTAAACCATTTACTAATGCTGCTCTTTGTTCAACAATTCCGTATGCAGTTGATGAAAGATATTTAACCCAAGCTTTGTAAATGTTATCAGTAACTAATAACACTTTTTGTGAATCTTCAATAAACTTTAATTCGTATGGTTGAACATCATAAATTTTAGAATCTAAAGTATTTACAATGTTAGAAGTATTAATATCACTTGCTGAAACAGTACCACCATAAACAGTACCATCACCTGCTAAATAACCAGCTTTAATTTTTTTGAATACACCATCAAATTGAGTGTAATCGCTATTAGATAAAGTTGTATCACCTAAAAACATTACTCTAAATAAATCACGTGCTGCAGCTTCTGCAACTTTTTCAAGAACGTAAGCTTCAATTTCAGTTCCTGTTAAGTCATTAATATCTGCTCCTTTTTTACGTACTATTTCTGAAATTGTAGAATCAAATACAGCAGCACATTGCTCTAATTGTGCTTGCATATTTGCAACTGACAAAGTAAAAGATGAAACTGCAATTCCAGTTCCTGTTTCTGTATTTTGACAAGTTGTAAATTTTTTTGTGATTTTATCCAAATAGTTATCTTTGTACATAATCTTATTAGATTGTACATCTTCAACTAATTGAAATCCTAATTGGTCAACTCTTGCATAACCAGCAAGTTTTTTCATAACCAATTCTCTAAATTCTGATTGTTTACCTGTATAAGTTGTAAACGAAGTAACTACTGCCATTTTGTTTTAATTTTTAGTTTTTAATTATTGTTTTTTATTTTATTAATTGCCCATGCTCCAAATGAATTGTCGCTTGTAGCTTCTTTTTTAGTAAAGTCCTGTTCACTTGCTTGGAAGTTTGAGCCTTTACCAATAACCACTTTTTTTAGTGATTCAAATTCGTTTTTAAATGCATTAAATTCTGTTTCTGCTTTTGATTTTTCAGCTTTTACTAATTCTAATTCAGAAGTTAAATTTGCTTTTGTTGATTCCAATTCAGCAATCTTTGCAATTAAATCTTCCATTTTAGTTTCTTCCTCACCTTCATGCTTTTTAGCTTCAGCCTCAATAACTTCAGCAACCACACCTTCAGCAACTTTAATAACTCTGCCATTAGCATCAGTATAATCACCATTTGGCGCTGCACTTTCATTTCCTTCAGCATCTAATAAATAAGCTGATTTGCCAACTAAATCTTCAGTTTCAGAATCAACGTATAATAATACTTCATTTCCTTCCGCATCTTTAACTGGCATTTCCATGTTCAAAGTAACACCATTTATCAATGCAGCTAACTTCGTGAATCCTCTTTTAATCCACGATACTGATTGTTCGTTTTTGTTCATTTTTATTTGTTTTGGTTTGTTTTCTGTCGCTACAAAAGCAACTAATTTATAAGGTGTATAATTTACACTTGTTGATATTATTTCATTTGCAAAGCCTAATTCAATAGCCTGTGTGCTTGTTAAGTCAGTAGCCTTTTGCATTAATGGTTCTAAATCTTCAACTGATTTTCCTGTTTGATTAGAATAGAAATCTAAAATCTTTTTTTGTTCAGCTTGTAAACTTTCACCTAAAGTAATTAAGTCATCAGCTTCCATTGGAGTTGGTGAGTCAGGTTGCCAGTATGGGTTGTGAATAAAGAAACGTGAATTTTCATGTAACTTTCTATAATCACCAGCCATAAAAATAATGGTTGCAATTGAACCAACCATGCCTTCACCTATTGTAGTAATTTTTTTACCGCTTGTTTTTAGTTTATCATAAATAGCCCACCCTTCAATAACAGAACCCCCACCGCTATTAATGTAAACATGAATATCTGTTACATCGCTTTCTAAAGTATCTAAAAAACGTTTTAAAGCTGCTAAACTAAAGGTTTCTGCACCTGAAAATAATGACACCATATCACTACCTCCAATATAACCTTCAATATTTAATTTAGCTATTTTCATATTATTAGTAAATTTATTCAAAGGAAAAAAATTAAATTTGTTTTTTATTATTAGTTAATATAAAATGTCAAAAAAACCAAAGAACTATAAAGTATATCAAGTTTGTTTAGGCTCAACTACTTTGCATAAATTTGAATGTGATTTAATAGATAGCGAACAAAGAGCTTCAGCAAAAATTCGTGATATATTAAAAGATTATTATAAAGACAAAGAACCTTTTGGATGGAAGGATTATGTTAAAAAGTTAAAGTGAACTAACGTTTACCGCCCTTTGTACACTGTTCTGTGTTTTATTTATATCAGTTACTCTTACAACTGGATTAGGCATACTTTCAATAAATTTTTGCATCATTATTTGGTTTGATAACATGTTTGAAGTTTCCATTCCTGCACTTCTTCCTGTAAAACCACCGTCAAACATTCCACTTATATGTGGCATAGGATTACTCATCCCTAATCTCATATTTTCTAATTGCCCTGCTAAAGCTGAACCTTTAGAAGTATTTAAAACTCTTGAAGGAACAACATATTCATCCTTATGGTAAGTATATGATTTACTACCTAAGTTAGTAGATACTTCATGTGGATTTCCTTCACCTGTATAACCACCTTCCTCAAATGAATTAATTAGTTGCTTTGCTTGTACCATGTTTGAAGTAATGGTAACTAAACCTGCTGCTAATTTTGCGTAAGCTGCTAAACCACCAGTCATAACATTATCTGGTGAAGCTGGAGAAAATGCAGTTGCAGTTAAATTTGAAATTGCTAAACCTGTATTTGCTGCTATATTAATTAATGCAGCCATCTTTGCAAAAGCTCCTTGTTTCTCTTGGTCTTTAGCAAGTAAAGCACCTAAATTCATTATAACTTGCATTGTATTTGCAACTGATTGAATTTCTGTCTGTCTTAACTTTGCTTTTTCTTCTTGTTTTTGTCTTTCAAGTTCTATTTCCTGCAGATTATATCTTGAAATTATTTCTTGATACTTTAAAGAATTTTCTTCTAACCCATAAAGTTCTTCTTCTCTTTGAAGTAATAATAAATTTTGTTTTGCTTCAAATTGAGTTTCTAAAGTATTTATTGCATCTTCAAAATTAACTTCTTGAAATGCTTGTTCTTCATTTATTATTATTTCTTGCTGTAATTTTCTCGCATTTAAATCTTTTTCAAAGTACTCTTTATTTATTCGTTCTTCCTCTTCTTTTTGATTTTTTTGAAGTTCCAACATTGCAGTATCAAAATCAACTTGCGCTTTATACATGGCTTCATAATTACCATTAGCATTGTATTTAGCAACTTCATATTGATACTTAATTAAATCCTCTTGTTCAGCAAAACTTTTTTCTTGTAAGTTTTTACGTTCTTGAATCTTAGATTCTAATAAAGAAATTTCTTCTTGTTGGTTTCTTTTAACACCTTCTAATAATTCCTTTTGTCTTTTTAATTCATCTTCATTTACCTTATCACGTTTTGCTTTAGCTTCTTTTGCAGCTTCAGAATTTATTTTAGCAACTTCAATATTTGAAGCCTGAATTATATTTTGTTTTGCTTTTTCAAACTCCGCAATGTTTTGTTTTGTGTTTCCATTGTAAAGTTTACCATCTTGAAATTGTTGTTCTAAAATTTTTAATTGTTCATCTCTACTTTTTTTGGATTCATCAATAGCATTTTGAGAATCACTTTGTCTTACTTTCCTTAATGCATCTTCACTGTTTTTTACAGTTGTTGCATAATCTTTTCGTGCATCTGAAATTCTTTTACTTATTTCAGCTTCTTTAACAGCTCTTTCAGCACTTGCAGCAATTAAATCAAGTTGTAATTTTTCAAATTCTTTTTGTTCATCTTTATTTAATTCACCTTTTTTATTAGCTAATATTTTTAAAATATTTAATTGATTAAAAGCATTCCTTTCAACTTCTTTTAATTTTTCAAGCTCTAATGATTCAGTATTTTTAGCAGCGGCTTTAGCAAGTTTTATTTCAGCATCATATTTAGCCTGTGTTATTTCATTTGCTTTTTCCATGCCTTCAATCATGGATTTTGCAGCTTTTTCAGCCTCTTTATTAGTTAATCCTAATGCATCAGTTAAAGCATAAAAAGCATCTGTTAAAGCTGTAACAATTAAATCCATTATTCCAAACTTTTCAAGTAAGAAAGTAATCCCTTCTATAATTAAAAAAATTGGAATAGCTTTCATTGAAGCTCCTAAACCGTCTAATCCTGTTTTAAATTTATCTAAATCAAAATTTTCAATTGATTCACGAAGCATACCCATAGATGATTGTAATGCCTCAACTCCACTACCTTTAAAAGTTTCTGTTGCATCTTTAACATCATCTAATTTATCTTTTAATTCAGCTAACTTTGCAGCAGCTCCTTCTTCACCTCTTATAACAGCATTTGTATATTCTTTTATTTGTTGTTTTAATTCTTGAATTGTACTAGCTTCCTGAATAGCACCTTTAATTCTTTCTTGAAATAAAGATGGCAATTGCTTTTCAATATCAATTCTTTGCTGTGATAGCCTTGATTGTTCTTTTAAAGCGTCTTCATATTCAGAACTTCCAATAACAAGCTTATCTAATAAATCCCTATTTTCTTTTATCTGTTGTTTTAATCTTCCATAAGAACCTTCAGCAAACTTTGCAGCACTATTAACACCACCTAAAGCATTTGTATTTGCTTTTAATGCATCATTTTGTTGTTTTAAAATAGCAGTAACTTCTTTACCTGCAGCCTGTGCTTTTACAAATTCATCACTACCTACAGCAGCATCTTTATAAATTTGTTTAAGTCGTTTAAGTTCCTCTTCTAAACGCTTTATATTATTTATAGTTTCACCAAATTCGGTGACGAATAGCTTAACTTCTGCCATGTTAATTTAATTTAATTAATTCAACTTTTGTACTTTCATTTGAAGTATAGTCAAATTGATTTATTTTGCTTAAAAAGAAATATGAATTGAACTCTGAAATGTATATTGGATAAAAATAATTAAGGTTTATAATATCTAAAATATTTAATCTAATATCAGCTTTTACTAATTTTAAATTTTGTAAAATAGCTATTAAATCAATTGAAAAATCTAATAAATATTGAAATCCTGCATTGTAATTTTTAGCACTATCAATGAACCAAGTTAATGGTATATCATTTGAAACAACTGTGCTTGTTATCCCATCGGTATAAGTAACTGTAAAATTTTCTTTTGATGTGTAACCAGTTCTTGCCTGAACATCATTTTTAAAACTTTCTGTTGTTGTTAAAGAAACACCGTCATGTAAATTTATATACATAACTTTTTTTCCATTTAAACGAGTTACAGTTTCACTTGCTGCAAATGGACTTTCATATAAATCCTTATTTAATTCTAAGTTTTGATTTCCTATTGTAATTATTCCATTACTTCCCTGTGGTAATTGTAAAAGAAATTTATCTTCTTTATGATTTAAATAATTGTTTTGTCCGTAAGTATCAATTTTAAAAGTTAATTCTTTTTCATTTGTTTCATCTAATTTTCCACTCCAATCAACTGCATTTGATATATTATCTTTAATTTGATTAAACTCAAATAAAGTAACCTTTTTATTATCTTCGTCAACTATTGGAATTAAACAATATCTAATCAAAGTGTCTTTTAAAAATTCGCTTTGTTTTATTCCTCTTAAACATCCTGATGGGTTAACAATTCCATTAAACGCTAAGCTATCAGCTAATTTTATTTCAAATGTATCACCTTTTGCACATTGAACTAAAACATTTGAACGTACATTTCCAACAGGTGCGTAAGTTACATTTGAATCAGCAAATACACATGAAACATTTACTCGAACACTAACTTGTTCACCTTGATTAACATTTATTTTTCCTGAATAATTTATTACATCACTGAAAGATGAGTTAATATAAGGCGCTATTATATTAGCAGGATTTTCAAAGTTGTTATTTATTTGATGAAATTGAACTTCTCTATTTCCTATTGTTAAATAAAATCTTATAGTTGTATTTGCAATGAATCTCGGTATATCCTGTGTGTTTGCATAGTTGCCCCATCTAAAAGTATTTACTGCACTAATATTAAAATTAATATTTACATTATAATCACCCGCAACACTTGAAGTAAAGTAACTTCTACCATTTGGTACGTTTGTAAATGTATTTTCATTTCCTTCTACAAAATCATATTTAAATATATCATAACCCGTATATGATAAATCAAAAGTTGTAACTGGAACCGTAAACACTTTTGTTGCTACACTTAAATTTCTATTTCTGTAATTATCAACACCTTTATAAAAGTTTGAATTAATTGTATCTTGGTCATTATAAAGTTTATTTGTTGCTGTTGGTATTATATCATGATTATAAGCATCAATTGTATCCGCACCTATATTATTAATTAAAGTATAACCAGCATCTTCAATAATAGCTTCTATTAATGTTTTGCGATAAAATGAAGGTAGTAATAAACGAACATCAACGTTTGTAGTTGAAGTAGGCATTCCGTTATAATCAACCATTGGAAAAAATATCCCTTCATTTGCAGCTCTCTTTGAAATAACGTTTGATAAATTCCATGTAGTTTCTAAACTTGGTGTGTTATTTGTGTTAATATCAGATAATTCTTTTGTTTTAATTATTTCATAGAATCCTGCATTGCCTGTATAAAATTGTAAAGTTATGTCTTCATCAATACTTTCAATTGAAACAAATCCATTTTTAAATAAAAAACCATCAATTAATATTTGGCAATCTAATCGAGAATAAGGAAGTAAGGAGTTTGAATTTAAAAAATCAATATAATCTAAAGCCTGTAAATTATTATTAGTTCTTGGTACTTTAAATGTATTTGAATATTCGCTTTCTCTTTTAGTAATATCTTCAATATTAATCAATGAAAAAGATTGCACGATTTTTTCTTCATCGTATAAATCAATGATTTTATCTTGTATTTTAATTTCGAGAATAGCCACATTTATTGTCTTTGTATGTTTAACCTTTCAGCATATAAAAAGTTCATTGATATTTCATACATATTTTCTTTTGTATTATATTTTTCAAATGAACCTATATCTAAAATCAATGGAATAAAGACTCCATTAATATATTGCCAACATTGTATTGAATATCTTAAAGTATCTAAAAAGTCAATTTGATTTAAGGTTAACCCAGTTGAATAAACTTTAAATCCATTATGAACATTTTTTATTTCAGAATATCTTTTAATATCATTTGTTAAGTAAGTTGATTTTTTTCCTATTTCAACGTTAAAATCTTTTCTTTGAGTAAATATAAAATTACCTCTTCCACCTTGTCTATTTAACCAAACTATATTAACATTTTCATCTGAACAGCAATTATCAATTTCTTCAAATAAAGAATCAACTACAATAACTGTAATTGCAGCATCACCTTCAAAAGTATTTCTTAAATAAGCACTTGCATTATAATAAAAAGTTCCTGTTGAAGTTGGTGCTAAAGTCCAAAATTGAGTATAAGAACCAATTGTGTTATTTGTAATCCATGCTGGTAATGCGCTGTTTATTATAAGCTGTTCACCATTTGGAAAAAGTCCATCCGTTCCAAAAGAAACTTCAGTTGTTTTATTTTTTTCAACTCTTATAACTCTATCATATTTATTATAAACTATTCCAGCATTATTATAAACTAATGGTGGTGGTGGTTCAACTACATTAAAAGTAAAATTAAGATCATAACCACCTGTTTGATAACCTTTATAAAAAAAAGAATCAAAAGGCAATATAAAAGAGCCAGCTGTATTTATTTTAACTTTTATTTCGGTTACATAATCAGTACCATTATATAATTTAGTTGGTTGTAAAGCGGTTGTATAACTCAAAGGATAATTTAATGTGTTAACATTTGCAGATTGTGTAATTGTTAAATCACTTGGTCTTACATAATAATTAAAAAGAGAGGACGGTCTAAAATTTCCTATTACAAAATTATCTCCATAATTTAAATAAACATCACGTATTGGTTCATAATCATTGATATAAATTTGATTTAAATCAATTGTTATTTCCTCACCTTTAATTAATGTGAATGTTTTTGATGGAGTTGCCATTATGAAGTAGTTACAATTCTATATTTAATTGAATAATTAATTGTTCCGTCTCCGCCTGAAATAGCAGCCGAACAATCTACTGAAATTGAATCATTTATTATTGTATTTTCCAAATCTAATGCAGCTGGCACTCCAATATATACTCTATCAGTTGTTCCTGTTAAAGTTGATGTATTTAAAGTTGTAAATATATTTCTATTAGCAGTTACATATTTTAGTCTTAAATTTCCAGCGGTTGTAAATCCTGTTGTTTCAGCTTTGTAATGAAATGATGTATTTTCAATAACATAATACTTATTAGCACCAGCAGCAGCCAATAAAGTAATTGGTGTTGTATCTAATGCATTAATTTGAGCTGCAGTTAAACTTCCTGTTAATTCAGTTACAGGAAATGTTTGCCACGTTTTATCACCCCTCCAATATTGTGAAGTTGTCCCTGCTGTAATTAAATCTTCGTAGGAATCAGTAATATCATTTACAACTGTTCTTACATCATTTGCTGAAATATCACCACTTGTATTGTCTGCTAATAAAGTTGAAATTTCGCTTAATATCTGTGCTTTTGTTTTTACCGCCATTGTGTAATTAATTTATATCAAAACCCTGTGAAAATTGATTTGTTTGAAATGCATTATTAAATCCTGCTACCGCTTGGTCATAACCATTAAATGCTTTTAATTTAGGATAACCACCGTCAAATATAGTATAAAAAGTGTTTCCACATCCCCATAAAAGTTGTTCATCTACATTTGTCAATGGTAAACCATTTGATAAATAAACAGCATTTAATTCATCTGTTGAAATACTTGAATTAAGAACTAAAGCATAATCAGTAATTTCCTCATCCCAAACTAAGCGAAATGCATTAAATACGCTAAAATCATAATCCTGTGTTAATACTGGCGGTTCAATAGTAAAACATTTTTGTACTATACCTTTTATGTTTATTTCTAATTGATAATTAGAATTGAATATATAAGTAAATGAAGTTACTAAAGTATAAGGTAAGGATGCATCAAATTGTTCACCAGTATTAAAACCTTTGTATAATTCAAATTGAGGCAATCTAAGCGACTTTATGAATACATCACCTGTTATATTAACATCAAAAGGAAAATCAATTATAACTGAATTATTTGTTGATGTTATAACTCTATGCTTTCCTGCATAAATTCCTGTGTCAATCCAAACGTATTCGTTTTTTGAAGGATTTATATCCCAAGTATAATAAAGATTGATTTGTGTTTTTCCAGTCCCAACGCTTGATGCTATTTGTTCACTTGCAGAAAATACTTGGTATTGCTTAAAATCAAATAAAAAAATAATATCGGAATATGCTGCATTCCAAAGATAATTAGGTGCGTCTGTTAAATATACGTTTGTTGCCATTTATCCTAAGTCCTTTTTAAATTCCGCTGCAATATCCGCTTCTATTTGTTTTGTAAATTTATCATTAAAGTCCTTAATCATTTCATTTGTTATTACATTATCTAATAAACCTGTATTCTTTTTGCCACTAAACAAGTAAATTGAATTTCCTTCTCTATGTATTTTGCGACTAATTAAATAAGCTAATTGATTTTCTGAAATATCACTTGTAATTCCTTTGTCTTTAATCCATTGTTTTATTTTATCTTTTACAGTTCCTGAACCAGCTTTTGTTGTTGGCGCTCTTCCATAAATAGAAAAATAAATATAATCTTCACCCCAAATTATTAATTGAGTATCTGTAATTTCATAACGTAAACTATTTGCTAACCTTCCACTTGCACTTACTGGAGCTGAAAAAGTTTTTTCAATTCTTTTGCCTTGCTCATATCTTACCGACTTTCTTGGAATAGGCTTTGTTTTTAAAACTATTCTTAAATCAGTAATAACTTTTTGAGCAAATTGTTCTATTAAAACCTGTTGGCTTAAAGTTAGCATTGATTTGGTTCAATAACTGTTAAGGTTAATAAAACTCCAGTCATAACACCTTTAATTCTATAAACTGGTTGTAAAGTAAACGTTCCTGAAATTGAATAAGTATAATTATCTAAAAAGTAATTTAACCATGCAATAGATTCCGTTTCCATTTGTGCAATCTTTTCTTCCATTGATAATTGGCTTTCCTCATTTATAACCTCATCACTTTCAGAATCAGGCTCATCCTGTGTTAAAAAACCAATCACAATTGCATCTGTTTTAAATTGGTCTGTAATTCCTATTGTTTTAGTTATTGGTTCTAAATAAACAAATGTGCCAATATTAAGTTCCTTTGCTGAATCTAAAGCAGTATCTGAACTTCTTCCATGAACAAATAAAGGATTTGTTATTGAAGGGCAATTATTTACTGATTCTCTAATGTTTTGAATTATAGTCATAACTTGTTAAGTATTTCTTTTACCTCAATCCAATATTCTTGTTTTGTGGTATCTTTTAATATTTCATCAATTGCTAAAATACTACATTTGATGGATTCCTCTTTGCTCCTTATTACAGTATTAATATAAAACTTTCCAATTAAATAAAAGGCACATTCTGTTGGCTTCATTTCTGTTTTATTAATTCTCGTTCATAATCTGACTTTAATTTATCATAAAGTAATAAATGATAAACAACTCTTGTAGTTTGTTTTAAAACCTCATCAATGGTGCTACCTAAAGCCCCTCTTCTTGCTAATTCAACGTAAGTACCGAAGCTTCCGAATCGGTCGATTCTTTCAATTCCTGCAATAAGTTGTTTTTCATCCCTACTGCTTTCATTAAGTTCTGAATATTGCTTATAGAAATCATCCATTGATTTAAAAAAAAACCTACTGTTCCAATTACTTCGCTAAATGGTTCGTTGCTTATATCGTCACCAGTTAAGTGCTTAATTATTTCAGGTGCTAAATCTAAAAAGTTTTTATCTGAATTTTGGCTTATAATGTTTCTTACTTTTTCGGTATCACCATAACTTTTAGAACCATAGTCAAAATCTTTGTATTTTTCTTTTGGCTCATTTGATTCCATTATTGAAACATCACTAATAAATTGAACGCAATTATAAAGAATAGCAACTGACTTATTTTGAAGGCTGTTAAGTTCTTCTATTTCAATTCCTATTAATTTACATAAAGCTAAGTCAGGTTCTTTTATCTTTATTACTTCAATTGCTTTAATATAAGGCACATCCGCCCAACTTGTTGGAATTTTATATTCCTTTCGTTTAATATCCGCTTTTATCATTAGTAATTGTTTCGGCTTCCAAAGTTAGTAATTTTCGGCTTCATAAATGTAATTTGTGGAGCTTTCCATGTATGGATGCAATATCTTAAAGCATCACAGGCATCATCATTTATTTTTATAGGTTCTTCAAGTAGTTTTTCGTTTCGGTCTTTTTTCCATGAATAAGAACGTAATTCTTTAATTAAATCAACAGAAGATTCATGAATATAAAGTTCCTTTGACTTAACACTATCAATTCCTTTTTTAACATCCTTTACAGCATCTTTTATATTAAACCCAGCTAAATATATTTCACGTATGCTTTCAGGTCTTGAATAGTCCGCAAATATTTCTGCTGTGCGATTAATATTTAATTGTTTAAGCCTTTCAATTAATTGTTGATTAGTTAAATGACTTTCATAAATCAATTGTTCAGCATAAAACTTTCCATCTTGTTCAGTTACCTTAACTAATGCAGTCGGGTGGTTATAACCAAAGTCAAGCCCGTATGCCACATTTCCTTCAGGAATATTCTTTGTTTGTCTCCAATGAGTAAAAATTAAGCTTTCACTAAATCCAAGTTCACCTTCTCCAAATACTCGCCACCAATTTAAGTCGGTGTATCTTCGGCTTTCAATTGACTTAACTATGTTTGCATCTAAGTATGGATTGTCTTTGTAAGTTGATTTAATAAACGTGTGTTCAATTTCAGGCTTTAATAAGTATTCATGCACCCAAAATTCGTGCGAAGGATTATAATCTAAATATATTTGGTTCTTTGTTCTTACTTCTAATTGATTATAAGTTTCAAAGCTTACATTGTTGCACTCATTAATAAATAAGTAATCACGTCTTGCACCTCTTACTTTGTCCCCATTATCAGCACTAAAAAATTCAATCATTGAATCGCCAACATGATAAATGTTTCCTGACTTGTTATGATTCTTTTCTGTATAAATTCCTTCCTTTTTTATTATGTTAAAAAAATCACGCATTGCACCCCTTTTTAAATGTGGCAAAGTTTCACTAACTATTGAAATGTGAGTGCCTTGCTTTTTGAAGGCTATTAAGAAAAGTAATTGTAGTGTTGAATATGTTTTACTGGATGAAGTTCCACCCTGACTTATTACAAGTCTTGAATCTGATTTTAATAATTTACTAAATACGTGAGTAGTATTCACTGATTTATCACAGATTATTTAATTTATTAATATCTTCAGGATTAATTAAATTAATTGTTAAAGCTTGAAGATTAGTATTTTGGTCAATTGTTTGTTTTGCTTTACCGTAAGCTCTATCTAAAAGTAATTCTGCTGCTCTTGTATCACCTTTTAATGCTTTATTTCTTAAAGCTGATAAAATTGCTTTTGCTGCTACGATTCCTTCTCTCTCTTCACCCAATACTTCCGCTAATAATATTTCTAATGTTGGTATTTTAACTGGTGCGCCTTTCATATTTCTGCGCTCATCATTTCCTTTTTTAAAAGGCTTTAGATTTTCTGGGACTCCTCCTTTGCGTGGCATAATTTTAATTTTATTTTAATCCTTTAAATGCTTTTAGTGGGTAAAATACTAAACTATTTCTGTAACCTCCTTCATGTGTTGGTACGATAGGAGTAACTCCATGAACATTGCGCCATGCAGGATAAACTAAAATAGAATTATCTTGCTGTCCGATTGTAGCGTTGTAATCAGGAACGTGTAAATCTCCACCTTTAGAATTAAACTTTTTGCAAATGATTACATTAACCGCTCCGACTATATTACCAGCATCACGATGGAAAGGTGCTGATATATTATAATTTGAAATTGAACTTGTAAATAAATTACCAAATCTCCATTTTTCAGGAACATCATTAAATAATTCTATTTGCTGTTCGTATTGTTTAGGTAGTAATTCCTTTATTAATTGCTCACTTTCTTTTGCTAAAATAATCATTGCTTTAATAAAAGTTTGTGCTGATTTTACTGCATGAACAGAACTTCTATTTTCATATTCTCTTCGCATTAATGCTTTTGGTGGTACGCTTCCTAATATAGTAGAGAATTGTTCAACATCAATTTTATTAGCTTCTTCTTTTGTTTTACCAGCTTGTAATGCCCTTAATTTACCAGCTCTTGCCATCATGCTTTTAGGTACATTTTTACTTCTAAATTCAGCATTTGCCAAGTCTGCGAGCTTACACATTTTTTCAGGCATCTTAGTTAAATAAAATCCTATCAATTCGCCATCAACATAAAACATGCAGTCCTCAGTAACATTCGGCTCTTTATATTCGCACTTGTCACCTATCTTAACATTATGCTCTACTTTAATTAAATCAATTCGTTTCATAATTTATTTATTATAGGCGAATACATTTGTACATGCAGGAAACCAACTTTTTTGCCAAACATCATAATCACGGCTTTTAAACTTTCCTGTATTACCAACGTCTTTTAAATCGTTATATTGTTTTTGTTGTTTTTCAATTATATTCCAAAAACGTGGAAGGCTGTCATCAATATCAAAACTCCATTCATAAACTAATTTCTTAAATACTTTATTTGTATTTTCTAAGATTAACATTTCAGCACCTTCAATATCCATTTTGCAACAATCGAAGTTTTTAGCTTCAGCTTCAAAATTTAAACAAGGTACTTTAATACCTTTGTTATTCCATTTCTTTACTATTGAATTTCGCCACACATTGCCATTGTTGCCTATAAATAAAATAATTTTTTTAGTATCATTATGAACTAATGCAGCTTGTTTTATAGTAGCTTCAAATCCATTTAAATCTAAATTCTTTTTAATCATTTCACAGTTATATGGGTCAGGTTCGTAAACAGTAACCTTTGCACCTTTTGAACAAGCTAATAAAGTAAAAGCCCCTACATTTCCACCGCAATCCATCCACGTTTCACCAGCTTTTATTGTCATTCCTTTTTTTAAATAAACTTCATTACCTAAAACTTCGTCAAATGTTTTTTTATCTGACATTCCATCACGATAATAAAATTTAATTCCTTTTATTTCTGCTTTGTTTAATTTCATAACTTTTCCTTTTCAGCTTTCAAATATTCCATAATCATACCGCCAACGTAAGCGTTTCGTTCTCTCCAAAATTTAACAAGTTGATAGGCTTCTTCATAGTGTTCAGCTTCAAATTCAATCTGAATAGCTTTCTTAACTCCATCAGTCATTTCTTTTAATTGGTTAGAAACGTCTTCGTCATCTAATATTGAATAATCAACCTCTGCAGATTGTTGCCAAACATCAAGTCCCCATTCCATTAAATCTTCTGAACTCCATTCGTTTGCTAACATATCCCAGTCCCACTCTCCGAAGCCTACATTGTCCTTAATTATAAATTCATTTTGCTGTTCAAGAGTTAAGTCCTTTGCTTTTACAATTGTAACCTCTTTAAAACCAGCTTCAATACAAGCTTTTAATCTCATATTTCCTCCAAGCACAATCATATCTTCATTTACTACTATTGGTCTTAACTCCAGCATTTGAGGAAATTCCTTTACTGATTTTACAAGCTTAAAAAATTTATCATCCTTTATTAATCTTGGATTTTTAGGATTATTTTTTATCGCAGATACTTTTACTTTTTCTATTTTCATTCACAGATGTTTTTTCAAAAGTAATGATAAAATTATAAATAAGCAAAAAGCTATAAATTGATAATCACTTTTTTTCATTTCGTTTTATTTCAATTAGCTTCATGTATAGTTTCCAGTCAAATGTTCCACGAACTTGATTAACCTGTGTTTTCTTTACCCACCATTCAGCTTGGCTAATTAGTGATGTCATGTTGTTTTGTGTTTTCATATTTGTTTTATTTTATGCTGTTATTGAATATCCTTTTGTTTTTTTATTCATTTTATAAAGTTTCATT